GCACGCGGCGTAGCCAGCCACGTCAATCGGGGTGTCGTCCGTTTTGGTCGGCCCCATGTGCCGGGCGATCTTGTCCAGCACCATGATGACGGCCCAATCGGCTGCCGTGAACGTCGTGCCGAAAGCGGCGTTGACGAGGTTGGCCGTGATCGTGAAATGTTCCGTGGGTGGGCCGTACTTGGATCTGCGATCCCGCACGGCGGCCAACGCGCTCAGCAGCAGCCGCTCGGCTGGCGTGTCTCCAACAGCGGCACCAATCACGCCATCGCCGTTCAGTCGGTCGGCCACAATCATTCCTTTCCCTTTCGCAGATCGTCGTCGCAGAAAAGCGGGTACGCCTTGGTGACTTCGTCCCGCCCGTGGTCGATGACGACGCAGCCCTGGCACGGTCGCTCTGGCGAAGCTTTGATGTGGACAGCGTACGGCGAGTGTCCAATCACGCTGCCATTGCTGACGTACCGCCCACCTCGAAGCCAGCCCCATTGATGATAGTGCCCGAAGACCGTGAGATCAGCGCGCCGCTGTGCATCCCATCCCGCGATTGCCTTGCTGGCTGGCAGCGCGAGCCCGTAGACGCCGCCAGAATATTTGATGCTGTGACCGTGCGTGGTTCGCAGCGTGAAACCGTTGAGATCCACGTAGTTGAGATGCCCCGTGCCAATCTGCCAATCCACATTGGCGTTTCGCTCCTCACGCTGAAGCGTGTAGTACATCAGTTGTTCCCACGAATGATCCAACTCCGTGGCAATTCTGTTTTTTTCTGTTGATCGGCCGTGGTTTCCCGCGTTCGTTGCGATCACGACCGACTCGGCACGCTCGGCAATCGCGTCAATAATTCCCCGCAGCCTCGAGCTCACCCACCTGGTGGCGTTTGGTGGCGACAGCTGGGCCACCTCGGCACAGTCGGGGTGAATGTGGCCGGTGATGAAATCGCCGCCCAGCCAAACGACGACGCGCCGCACGTCGGCCAGTTGCCGCTCATGGTCCAGCATGGTGAAGAACCGCCGCAGCAGTTCGTTCATGCGGGCTTCGCACACTTCCAGGCTGTAATCGTTCTCGCCGTTGACCGTGGCCGGGTCCACTCGTTCCTCGGCGTGAACGTCCGACAGCATCAGCACCATGCTGGCGGCGTGCTTCTTTGACGCCTTGCGTGGGGCCGCCTTGGCCCGCGTTGGTTTGATGCCTTGAAGCGAGAGCACGGCATCGGCCCGCGCACGCTCGGCGTCGATGGCAGCCAAAGCCGACTTATAGCGGCCCTTCAGCGATGCCACCTCGGAACGCAGCCGTGCCAGTTCGGCGTCGGATTGCAGCTGTGCCGCGTCGGCCAACGACTCAACCACCTCGTCGGTCACTTTTCGGCGAGCCATCGGTTCACTCCCGCGTGGCCTATGTTTATTTTCCTTGCCTTAAGGCTTTTTGAAATCGCATGAGCCAGCCCAGTGCGAGTTGTTCGCGGCGGCAGTTTCCCGGCGCGAAACGCGGCGCGGATCGCGTGCAGTTCGGCGGAGAGATCCTTGGGCAGCGTCGTGTGCCACGGGGCACAGCCCTTGATTGGCAGATGCACCAGCACGTCGTCAAGCAGGTTTCCGGCCGCCGCCTTTGCCTTTGCCATTTGCTTTCCCTTTCGCCTTGGGTTTCGTGGCAGATCGCCGCAGAACCATGTTGCCGTCATCGTCCATGGTGAACGGCACAGGCTCGTCATCCTCGACGGGCTCGGCGTCAAACTGCGGGCGGGCCTTTTTGCTGGGCTTCTTGGGCACGGGCCGCCTCCGCTTTGCGGGCGTTGGTGATCGCACGTCGCACCAGCACCCTACCGGCAACGTCAAGGAATGGCAGGCCACGCTTGGACGCCTCTTCCCGCAGCCATCCAACGGCCTGCTCTACGCGCTCGGGCTTGGCCGATTCCTCCACGCCCCAGGCGTCCATCTCGCGGGCGCGGGCGTTACACGTACAAGTCGGCGAGGCTTTGATGCCGATCCGGCCCAGGAGCTTTTTGAGCTCGGTGCCGGGGCCGTGGGACGGGGGCGGCTCATGCCCCGGAGGAATCGGCAGGACGGTTTCAATAGACAACCGCGTATTGATTTCAGGACGTGGAGCGGCACCGCAGTTTCGCAACACGCCAACGCGAGAAACGCGCGCGTTGCATCTCGTACACCGCAACGTGGTTTCGTCGATGTCGCAGTTCATTCTTGGTACGTGACAGATAACCCGGTGATGCAGCCGCGCATCGCTCCGGTTTCAGAGTAAACCTGTTCTGCGAAACATTTCCTGTCGTAACCAACGCAGCCATTTCCGTACGGGCATTTACACTCAGTGCAGCTTTGCGAAAACGACAACTGGTTTCCGCTGCAAGGCACGTAGATTCCGAGCGGCAAGTCGGGGTATCCGAAAGACGTGAAGCGTGGCTGTATCGGCGGGTTGCAGTTAGTCGCGTATCCATTCGCGTCCAAACCGCCAACGTCTGGCGATCTCCCGACGCAGTCAAGATCGTTCGGTCCACGCGGCGGCGTTGTCTGCGTTATATCTCCATCGGTAATTCCGCCGAGATGAGCTTGCAGCAGCATCCCCACCGCGCCGATGAAATCGTTTCTGTAGACCGTCGCGCGTATGTAACCGATGCGGCAGTCGCCACTAAAAACATACTCCCAGATTTCAGTATTTCCGCTGCCGACAGGACCAGGGCCAACGTATGACAACGAGAAAGTTCCGGTGTATTGCGACCCACGGAAAACCTGGGTGACGCCAATGTGATAGAAGCCGCAGTTGTAGCCTGGATGCGATGAGCGAAACTGCGCCGAGTAGTCGGTCGCTTCTATCGTGACCTCAATTGATTCAATGTCTGGAATGGAGCACGGGCAAGGGTTTGATTCGCACGTCGTCCCGGCCCCGATGAAAACCTTCCCGTCCTCGGCTTTGCATTGGCAGCGCGTCGTCTGCTCGCAGCTTTCACCGGAACAGCACGCGCCCTCCTGCGAGCAGTCCGTCTCACACTCCTCCTGCGACTGATAGATGCCCTGGCGGGCGATTGACCCGTCTCCGGGATCCGCTTGGAAACATGGACTCATGCCGGATTCACTCCTCGATTGGATATCCACATCACTTCCGGCACGTTGCGCATGCTCACGCGCAGCCAGGCCGATCCGCCTTCGCTGCCGTTGGCGAGCACGCCGTAGCCGGTGATCGCGCCAGACGACGGCGAAAGCGACAGCGTGTAATCGCCCGTAGTGGTGCCGGACGAATTGCAGACCGCGAGCGCGCTCCACACCGGGGTAACACCGATGTCGGCGTTCGCCCTGGTCGTCTGCTCTATGTCCCACGTCGCGCCGTACTGGCAGCTCGAGCCGCCGACCGGGACGCTGTAGTACCAGATGTTGGGCGTCCAGCCTTCGTCGCTGGCGTTACTGATGTAGGCTGACGAGAACGACGCGGCACGTGGATCTGACACCTCGGTGGAACCGTACACCCACGACGTGTACTCGCCGTTGTGTGGCCCGCTGGCGGCCTGCGCGCGAACGCGGAAGTAGACCTTCCGTTCCTGGTTGTACCCATTGGAACGGTAGTACGCGATCTGCCCTGCGACCGTGTAGAACTGCGCGTAGTCGCACAGGATCTCGACGCCGGCGGCGGCATCTTGTCGAGAAATGTAATTGGCCGTGAACGAGTCGGACTTCTTCGCCGTCTGCCACTGCGGACTCTCGCCGGGCACGGCGATCTGCACCTCATAGTACATTGTCGGAACGCACTCGCCCTCCGCCACCATGTCCCACTTCAGTTTCGCGTAGACGCGCGGCAGATCGCCGCCGTGACAGATCGTTCCGTCGAGCCGTAAATTCGTTGGCGCGACCGGCGGCCCGGAGTCGGGCGTGTAGTAACACGTCCACCCGCAGCACGAAGAGCAGCTCGAGCCGAGCATCAGCCACACTCCGCAGCAATCAGATACCAAGCCGTGCCTTCACGCGCGATGGCGCAGTTTCGGGACGATGCCGCCGTGCCAAGGTCCGCAAAAAGGTTGGTTGCCACTGCCGTGTTGGGCGTGCTCGTCTGGTATTTGAATGTGACGGTTTGCACACTGCCCTTTGACCACGAGCCCGTGAACGTGCAGACGCGAAACACCTTCGCAACAGACGCCACCTGCGGGTGCTCAAAACCGAAAGGCAATTGATCCCGGTTTCCGCCTTCAACGTGACGCACAACCGCCGCAATCCGCTGTGCGGCCGGGCGCGTGAACTTCACAAAGCGGTTATTGCCTGCCCCTTGGCCGGCACCACCGGATGCGCCCTGGCCCATGCGTCACCCTTCCACGATGGAGATGACCAGCTGCGTGCCCGTGATGGCTGCGATAGCTGCGTACGAACCGGAAGCCAAGCGGCCAACGGCAGCCTCGCCGCCTTGCAGCGTGATGGTGGGCACAAGCGAGCC